TCCTATTATTTAATCAACCACGATTTAGTTAATAATGAAAATTTTCAATAAGTCAAGTATAATTTATACCTGATTTCATTCTTCTTCATCAGTAACATCTACGGGAATCGAAATACATCTGCAGTTGTGTACTACCATCCCTTTTGCAACATACGACTCATCTTCTTCTACACTTAAATTGTACAAAGGTCTATTCTTTCCTAATACACGATGCTCAATTTTCTTAATAGAAACAGGCACAAATTCATATTGTCCTGTATGATTAAGCACAACCCTGGATAATTCTTGTTCAATTTCATTTAAGCATTTATTTATTCGTGATCCCAAATACCGCAGTACAAGCCAACCTTCTTTTTCAATTCGCTTTTGTCGTATTGCATCACGTGCTTTTGCTTCCGGAGAAGAGTGCCAATAATCACCATCACATTCAATTACAATATTCAATGCTGGAATTGCAAAATCAGCATTATACTTTAAAATAGGATACTGAAATACATAATCAACCCCCATTTTATTTAATAATTTTGCCATTTTCTTTTCAATATCTGTCTTTCTACCACTTTTACGAAACTTTGCCATTCTTGCATTTAGTCTTTTTTCTGGATGGTTTTTATATAAATCCAGCAAAGATTCACGTGCTTTTTTTCGTGTTGCTGGGTCAGACATAGGATTGTTTTTCAACATTCTTTCAGAAGAAGCTTTTCTTATTTCTGGTGTGTTGGTTGCTTTTCTTATTAGCTCCCTAACATCCTTTCTCTGTAATGGGCATCTACCTTGTGCTCCCAATTCACGCATTCTAGCATTGGCGGCTTTTGTTATACTATTTTTATCACGTGTTCCATTAGCATATTCACGTTTTATTTGTGCTCTAGCTTTTTTAGACATGTTTTGTCTATGTTTTGGATCAGCCCATTGTTTATCTGTAATATCTTGGCTGAGACAGGATCGAGAACAATATTTATTAAAGAATGGTGTTAGTTTACCACAACGAGCACATTTATTCGCCAATAAACAAAGTTGTTCATCCATAGTAACATCGCCAGCCTCTTTCCATCTACATAAAGAAGACCCCTCTTTTGTTACTTGGACAGGATGATTGGAAGTAACAGATACACCACCATTTTCCATTCCTTGAATATGAAATCGTGTGTATTTTGTAGTTCCTTCTAATCCTTTATTTCGTGGTAATGCATATACTCTTCGAAAACGGCCTTTATGGGTTAAAACTAAATCACCAATAACAATCTTCCCTATGGGTTTCCAACCATTTGAAGTGTAAATAAGTGTTTGTGGATCTAAGAAACAGTTTGGATGAGCGGGAATCATATTTTCTATCTGGTCTATTGTAAACACTTTACCATCCATAGGAGCACACAGAGGACAAACCCTCCCATCCCCTGCTGTAACCCATTCAGCCATAACACGAACACCTTCAACCCCCCAATTACGATATTCCTGCACCATTGCTGTATGGTGTGCTCTAATTACTTCTGTTCTGGCCATGGTACGCGCCCGACTAATTCCAATAGCGTCAACTCTTTCAGTTAATTGTTTAGCCATTTGATTTGGATTCAGCCCATCAATAATTCCTTGTGTCAATACACGGGATATTTGTTGGTCCATAGCAGACGTTATCCCCTTTAATTCACTAAAGACACGAGTGTAGAGAAGCCCGGCACGGTCTATGTGAAAGGGTTGGTTAAAAATTGCCGCAATCCCCCCGGAATCTTCTATGGAAGGAACACTATACCCCGCACGGATTGATTCTTGTCTGGCTCTGGCAATTCCTCTTTGGTATGCAGAGAAAATATATTTAGCAGTCCACGCCTGTTCGATTCCAACACCTAATTGGTCGAAATGATAAAATGCAAGCAAACCGGCCTCTTGTTGATTCTCCAACCAACGCATGAAATCATCCACTTTATCTGGGTCTCGATCGAAAGCAAAGGCCCGTTCTCCGGGAAGTGATATTTCATTTGTTTTCAACCCAAAAACATCTTGATTTATTATAGCTCGTCGAATTGCTGTTTTCAATTCACCAAAACGTCTATTAACTTCACGCACGAACTGACTGCGTAATGTTAGTGTCTTTGTTGGATCGTATCTATACTCTCTGGAATATCCCATTTTCTATCCTGGAAAATGTCGCATACATTTTCTAGCTTGTTTTTCTTCATTGGTTCTTTTTATCACGTATGCGGCCACATCATTGTTATGTTTGAAAACCACTTCGGCTTCTTTGTTGCTGAATGCCCGTGTTAATTCATTACAAACCCAATTAGATTCTGTAGATAAATCCCTTGCAAACCCCACAACACCTATTATAGTATCTTGATTAAATACTGGTGTTTTCACCACATCCAATACGAATAAATCAGTATCAATCCATCCTAATTCAATGTAATGTTGTTGTTTTTTAGATTCAATACAATGCAAATCTGTTCCTTTACAAACCTCGCCGAATGTATGCACACGATTATTACTTCTAAATTCATCTAATAATTCTTTGTCAGTATATCCAATAAGATTCAAACCGCATCCAGGGGGCATTCTATAGAATACTTCACACCAAGACGGGTCACAATATACATATTTTAATTCCATATCTTTATACCATAAGTAACCTCCGGCACATCTGATCATTTGTTGAAGAATTTCATTAAGACAAATAGCTTCTTCATGCTGTGTTTTCGCATACTGAATCAACTGAATCATATCGTCTATACGTTCTTCAAATCTCTCTGGTTTGCTTTGTTTTTTGATCACGAACCCCTCTCCGTAAGCCATAGTTTCACAATCGCAATTACTATCCCAATCACCAGTGCGTAAATTACAAGAAACTGACCTTTTAGATACGCAATAGAAGAACCCTGAATAGATTGTTCTTTTTTAATTTCTTTAATATCATCTTTTAATTCTCCAAGGCGTTCTGTTAGGAGGTCGTAAATTCCAGGTACAGCCATGAATACCCTCCCTTAATCTACAATAATAAATATATTATCACGCATCATACTTATTTCTTGATTGGAAATTTGTATGTCATATAAAGCCACAAAAGAAAAAACCAATCCATATTCTTCGCTAATCATATTCTTCGTCATTAGCTTTTCCATTTTTGACTCCTTGTGCTGGTGGTGTTATATCCAAAGCCTCCCGCAACCTATCCAATTCCATATCATGTTCTTCTCCGTTAATATAGTTATCCTTGATTTGGATAATTTCATCTATTTGTTCTGTTGAAAGACCCAAAAACATTTTGAAGAAAGCTTCTGGTGGCAATGTTTCTTGAGTTAGAAGATTAGCTGTATATCGTGCCAATGCTTCTGCTCGAACGCGCCCAACATCTGCCTTTTCTTTATCACTGGTAGCAAATAAATCCTCCCATTGAAATGTGAATACCACGTCTTTAGATTGTGGCAAAATGCCGTATTGCTGACAAGTGGTTACAAAGGGGATTAGAATCTTCGGCTCAATAAATTCCGTTCTACGATTTTGGATTAGCTGAAGCCATGCACTCTTATCTTGTGTGCTGGCCAATTCCCCACGTTCAGAACCAACCAAGATTCGTTTTGGAATTCCGGTGGCTGCAGAAATCATCTGCACCTGTGCATCTACATGAGAAAGCGGATCTGCAACTTGAGATTGGAGAGCATCAATATCAATTCCTTCATTAACCAAGAAACGACGAAGATTGTGTTCGTATTCATCTAACTGGCCTTCTAATTCTTTTCTGGCCGCTTGTGTCATAGTGTAATTTTCTTTCAATTTGCCTTGGTATCCCGGGCGAGCACCCCGCCAAAACATTTCACCAGAACCACCAATAATCTTTTCCAAATCTTGTAGATTATTAAATACAGGTTCCAATCTTGGACTACCATATATCTCCGATTCAAGTTCGTCAGAACAACAATGAATAACCCTGGAATAATGAACAACCAAATCAGCCGTACACCCTTGTTCGATAGCATCCATTCTGATTTTATATAGTACAGGACGCCCATATCTTGGATTAGATGGATTTGTCTCATACTTATCGATTGTTACTGACCCTTCTCCGAATGGCTTAACATATACCAATTCTAAATCATCACCAGTAACAGGTGTGGCTAATTGGGTAGAATTGGAAACATCGTTCAATCCTAACAAAAGCACCCCAAATCTTCCCAATCCTGTTAATTTATCGAATCGCTTGAGCCTTTCGATCAATGCCATTTGATCATCAGCAACTAATTCTTTCCAAGCAATTTCTAAATCAGTTTCTACATTGCTACCAGCTTCGGATAAAACAACACCTTTTTTCCATGCAGCATCGACTGGTTTATTGATAATAGCGCGGCCCATAGCAAATCGTTTCCATTTCACATAATAATCTGAATATTTCAATTCTTGAATATACCCTAGAGCACGGTATAAATCGCGATCCCCTTCATACGCAGATGGTGTCATTTTATCCAATAGTGCCATTCTATTAGATAGTTCACTGAATATTGCCAACTGATTCTGATTATGTTTCGTACGCTTCATACATCCTCCTTAACTAGAAAGCACAGACCCTGCTTGTTTTTTAGATGATAATATATTGAAAGCACCACTGGCCGCATCTATCTGATCTTTATAGGAGCCATCTGGGAAGAATTTCATCTCTTCTATAAAATCCTGATTCCACACACCCTGCATCAAAGATACGTTGCCAACATTTACTTGAACAGAAAACGGATCAGCACGATAAATTTTATCTCCTGTTGGTCTGTCTGCTTTAACGGAAAATCCAGAAAGATTCTTAATGGTACTTTCTGCACTTTCTTTACCACCGGAACCCGGTTCTTGTTCTATATACACCAAACAAGATTGTCCATCTGCTTGTGCTGTTGCTTTAATGATGCGTTCTCTTTCTTCCGTAGACCATTGCCCACGCTTTACATCTTCAACAATGAATTCGGGACCGTCCATATTAACTTTGGTCATCTTTACACCGGCTGTGTAACAACCCTTTCCCTGTGACCCCGCTTTATCCCAATATCTAATAGTTTGATATCTCTCATGCCATTTAGGACTTGTATGCGTTGATTGAAGCATATCTGTTTTGAACATACCGCCACCAGCGGGAATAGGACTTTGTCCTATTTGTCCAGCATATCCATATTGCCCCAAATCAGCTTCTAAATCTTTAAGAGCAGACCAAGGAATTCGAACAGGATCAAGTAAATCGTCTTTATATTGCTTGATTAGATATTCAGGTTTCACCTGATCACGATATTGCCTAATTTCACCAGGAAGACAAATATGAAATATTTTTTTATTCTTCTTTGCCAACAAATGCCCCGACGGATCTTTTTCAGCCAATCTCTGCATAATCAAGATAGTCGGTGTTACACTTTTTTCGATTTTTCGTGTGGAAAGAGTTTGGTCAATCCATCTATTGCAATTCTGCACTTCTATCTGAGATGCACTTCTATTGGGATCTAATGGGTCATCCACCACCAAAATATGCCCATGAAATCCCGTTAAAGTACCGCCGACAGAGGTGGAGTACCTGTTACCCCCTCTAGTAACCCCAACTTCACTACCATCGGGCGCAAATACTCTTTTATCTATGCGAAAATTAGACTTGGTATCCTTATCCCTCTTAATAGTAATCTCTGGAAATAGCCGTTGATATTTCATTGAACGAATAATATCACGCGAATATTCAGCCAATTCCAAACTGAGTGCGCTGGAATACGAACTGGTAATGAATCGCATCCAAGGCCAATTCGTCCAACACCATGCAGGAAACATAACCGAACAGGTCATTGATTTGGTGGTTCCGGGGGGAATATTGATTATGGGATCGTATAGTTTTGGTTGCCTATCTCCAACTCTTCGTGCAACTTTCATTAACTGATTGCATAGATATGGTATGTGCCAATTCCATTTTGGTACATCTGTACACACTTCGTACCAAAAGTACCGCATGAAATAGAATAGAGAACGTCTGCAAGATTCCGCATGGACGATTTCTTTATGTCCCAATGCGTGTTTTAGAATATTCTTCTTTGATTGAGAATCATATATATCCTTCGCAGTATTCATTTCGATCTACTCCATATAATCTTCATAGTCCAAAGCACCTTGTTCAATACGTTCCAATTCAACTATATCTTCCAATTTTTCATCTCCTACCATTTTCTGCATGACTTGTAATTCTTGATCACTAAATTCGTCCAATCGAATAGTATTATTCAAAGCAACATTGGTGGTCTTACTATTATTATGGTAGTTGATATTGTATGTATTGTTACTATCGGTAGGAAGCTGTCCTGTATGTTTCATTAGTGTGGTAAGGGCGACTTGTTTATCGTACAATTTAATCTTCGTAACTTGGCTAACTTGCCTATCTTCGCCCTTGCCCTCAACCACTCTCCTTGTTTCAATCTCTTTAATAGCAGCACGAGCATTAGCATGTATATCCTTAATCGATTTCACATCGCCAAATTCATCAAAATATTCTACTGGATCGTTGAAAGCGATTTTAGCCAGTTCGTGTATGACTTTGTTGCCTGTGACTTTAGTCGCTTCGATTCTATCTTCGAATATTTTGGCAAGGTATCGCTGAACACGAGGTTGATTAAAAATAATCATCGCCTTATCGTATCGTTCAGTCGCACTACCACCACCATTGATTAGACTAGCACGAACGGCTGCATTCCCCACATCTAAATCAGTCAAATATTCATGACAAAAATTTATCTCCTGCAGAGTAATCTTCGTCTTATCTCTGGCCAATTCACAAGTATTCTCAACAGAAAGATTATCGAATAATTCCTTATTGTCCTTTTCATACTTGGTTCGTCTTAAAACAGGAACATCCATTTTCTTCTTTTTCTTCTTACTTTCTTTCCATTCAAATTCCGGCATAGCTATAATCCTCCTTACAAAGAGTATATATATTCTTTTTATCATTTCATCAACCATTAAAAAAATACCTACTATCTTAGATTACATATTTTGGTGATTTTAAGTAATCTAAGATTACACTTCTATCTATGAAAAAAATTATTCAAACCGCTTACACAAAATCGCTCTTCTTTACGCAACAAGTGCAAAAAACCCCCTACCAAACCTCCACCAAACCAAACCAAAAAATTATTCGTAAAATTTACAGGGTTTTCCTATCTATATTTACAGGCAAAACCCAGTAATCTAAAAAACCATAAATAACCCTACTAAAACCAATCCATAAATCCCCAATCTAAGATTATGGGTATCTACACTATAATCGTAGATAGTATAATAATCGTAGATAGTATAATAATCTAAGATAGTATAATAATCGTAGATTACTGGGTATCCAGAAGATAATAACCCACACACCCAATACCTGCCTAAATATAAAAACACACACCAATAAAATCCTAAA